GGGTAGGCGAAACAATTAAACTAAACGGAGAATTTGTTAAAATATTAAATGTCAAAAAAAATTAGTAATTTTATTCCGAAAAAAACGGTGCTAACGGTGGCAAAAGATAACAAAGGAAGGTTTGGAAAGGGTAATCCGGGGAAACCTCAGGGCGCGGTGCATACCTTAACTAGGACGTTTAAGGAGGCATTAACGGCGGCTTTTAACGAGCTTCAGAACGACCCTAAGGCTAACTTAGTAGAATGGGGTAAAAAGAACCCTACGGCATTTTATATGGTCGCGAGTAAATTAATCCCGACGGAGGTTAACCACGCAGTTAACGAGAAAGTAATAACCGTAGTAGTTCCGGGGGAGTCTAAAATTGAGGACGCGCAAATAGTACCATGATTGTAAACTGGCCTGAGTGGCATAAGATAATTAACGACTCGTTTATCCCTTTAGTAAATAACAGGGATAGGATATTAATATTAAAGGGCGGAAGGGGATCGAGTAAATCGGACTTTACCGCTAAAAAGTTAATATTTAGGTGCTTATCTGAAAACTTCTTTCGGTGCATCGTGGTAAGATCTCAGTATAATACGTTACAAGCCTCTTGTTATCAGAACTTAAAGGACTTAATAATCCAATTAGGGCTATCGGAGCTTTTTACCTTTAGGCAACAACCTTTAAATATAGAGTGTATAAACGGTAATTCCTTTTTATTTAGAGGTTGCGACGATACCAATACCATAAAGTCCGTTAAAGACCCTACTTGTATTTGGTGGGAGGAGGATATACCGACGGAGGACGATTGGATCACCGTAACTACATCGGTACGTACTTTAAAAGCCGAATTTATACAAGAGATATTCTCGATTAACCCCGAGGTTGAGGGTAATTATCAGGATCATTGGTTCTGGAAACGCTTTTTTGAGGGGCAACCCGAGAATAAGACGTTTAGCCATTCGATTAAAATGGAGTTCGAGTACGACGGGAAAAAAGAGTCAGTCGATCTTAAATACACGGTACACCATTCGGATCATACCCATAATAAATGGTTGCCGTTAGAATACCGCGCTAGGTTAATAGCCGAGAAAGAAAAAAACCCCTACTATTATACTATCTATACTTTAGGGTATTGGGGTAATAAGCAGCTCGGAGGCCGCTTTTATAAGTGCTTCGATATGGGGCGTAATACTAAGATTAACCGTTACGATCCCGAAACTCCGCTACATTTAGCGTTTGACTTTAACGTTAACCCTTATATGAGTTGTTCGGTTTGGCAAATGAACGGCGATCAGATTTACCAAATAGATGAGATCGCAATGAAAAGCCCCGATAACACGACATCTAAAACCTGTAAGGAATTTACGCGGAGGTATAACAGCCATACTACGGGCGTGTTTATTTACGGCGACCCGGCAGGTAGGCACGAGGACACGCGGAGCGAGGCAGGGTTTAACGATTATAGTATTATACAAAGGGAGTTGGAACGCTATAACCCGATAGTAAGGGTAGCGAGTTCCGCGCCCCCGGTACACCTTAGAGGGCAATTTATTAACTCGGTATTTGAAAGTAATTTCGACGGCCTTAGTATTTGGGTATTAGAAAATAGCGTATATTTAAAGAATGATTTACTTTTCGGTAAAGAGGCGGCCGACGGTACTAAGTTAAAGGAGAAAGTTAAGATCGATGGAGTCACGGCGGAGAAACATCATCATTTTTGCTTTGTTGGAGAAACGCTAGTCAAGACAATAAACGGAGATAAGCGAATTGATACAATAAACGCAGGTGATTTGGTTCTTACAAGATCAGGCTATAAGCGTGTTTTAAATGTGTTTGATAACGGAATTAAAAGCGTTAAAACATACGATATTAGCGGAAATAAAATAACAGCAACCGAAGGACATAAAATATGGACTAAAAGATTTGGATTTATCCCTATAAAATTACTGACTATATCGACTATTTTTTGTATATTTGACGAAAATTTAAATACATGGAAAAAGAAATTATCGAGTATAACGGTGTTAGATTCGTGCGATACCCAAACGCAAAAACAAGAACAGAGCGAGTTTATTACACAGGAACGGTTAACGGAAAAACAAAAAGACTTCATGTCTATAAATACGAGTGCGAAGTCGGTATCATTAACTCAGGTATGGTTGTACATCATGTCGATGGCAATTCGCTTAATAACGATATTTCAAACCTTGAGGTTAAGTGCAAGAAACTTCATGCAAAGGAACACGCAAATGAAGATAAAAGAATTAAAAGCTCTAAACGAAATCTTGATATATTTGCAAGGCCAAAAGCATCGGAATGGCATAAGTCTAAAGAGGGGAGAGAGTGGCATAAAGAACACAGCAACAATAATAAAAGAGATGTTTTGGTATTTTGTGTTGAATGCGGAAGTAAGGCTATTAGGAGTGTTATTGGGAACAAAGAAACAACTGGGTACAACTTTCCGAAATACTGCTCCGATAGATGCAGGAAACGGGTCGCAGCAAGAGTATTTAGGGCAAAAAGAAAGAGTATATGACATAGAGGTTGAGGATTGCCACGAATATTTTGCTAATAATATACTGGTTAGTAACTCGGATGGGATGGATTATTTTGTTTGCGAGGCGCGTCGTAGTTCTTTCGAAAGGTATCAGCACGGAGATTTAAGTAATTATAAACGAAGTTATGGAAGAAACGAAAAAAACGAGAGCAAAAGGCTCTAAATGGGTTTGGGTTAGTTGTTGCCTCCGGGCTGACGCTAAAGTTAGGGTTAACCCAATGTTTTCACTTACAATTAAACGTATAAACGATGCAAAAACTACCAAGTAATTTAACAGAGGCTCAGGAGATGGACTATGTTAATAATATTCTAGCGAAGAATATAAGGACTAAGATTAACGATTTTAATAATCAAAGTAAATTCGTAAAGATCGGGGATTTTTACCTAACGTTAGGTGAATCAAAACCTACTAAGATAGTTCCGTGGTGGCAGTTCTGGAAACGTAAATAAGTATGTACCAGTAACCGAAGTAACTATAATTTTATTTTAATTTTAACGCCTATGGCGAGGCTTTTAACCGATACGAATTACTTAGGCGTAACGCTATCCGATAACGTTCGCGAACTAATAGCTGAATACCGCAACCAATGGTTAGATAGCGAACAGGTAGCGCAATCGGAAATGATTAGCTACTTAAAGCAACGGTATATTATTAACCAAATATTTACCGATACTACATTTTGGGATATTACTTTACAATACTCGGGTAAAAACTTAATTCAATACACCGAAACGGCTTGGAACGATTTAACTAGTTATACTGGGTCGGCTCTTTACGTAGCCGCTACGACTTACGCTATTAATAATACAGTAAGCTATTACGGGTATATTTACACCTCTTTAGCCAACGGAAATACTGGTAATTTACCGACCGATGCAACTAAATGGAGCAAAGGCGTAAGAACAAACCGCGTAAGCTATAAGGGTTATATTTACGAATGTATCTCCGCTTCGACTGGTTACGTACCGACTAACGCAACTTATTGGCGCGTAGTTACCGAGGATAACGCTTATTATTATATTACCCTACCTTACGACGAATGGGACGTTGAGGAGGAATACGCCGTTAGTGATCAAGTTTGGTTCTTAAATAAATCCTATACAGCCGCGAAAGCTAATTTAGGGATCGATCCTTCGTTAACTAATAGTACAACTTATTGGGGTACGGGGACAACTTATTTAACTACTGCTGGGGTATTTCCTGATAATCAAAGTGTTTGGACTAAAGGCGATAACAGAAACGCTTTAATAGTTAGATACTTATTAGACATTACGGCTTATCATTTTATGAGGGCTGTACCCGCGAGAGGCATCCCTGTACATATTAAAGAGGCTTACAACGGTAACGATCCGATGGATCGCGGTGGGGCTATCGGCTGGCTAAAAAGAGTAGCCGCTGGGGATATTAACGCGGAATTACCAAATATAGTAATTACGCAGGGATTGTCCTTCACCGGGGGCGCGTCGAGAACGAAACAAGATAATTTTATGTGGTAATGAAAATACCGTTTACAAATATAGTACTATTCGAGAAAATCGAGAACATTGATAAACCTAAGCCAGTAGTGGCGGACGTTTACAATAATACGGTAAGTTATAAACAGGCCATTTATAGATCCCGTCAAGACCTCGCGTCGTATAAAAACGCGGTTATTTACGCGGAGAATATTTTAACCCCACAGCGTTACCCTTTATTACAGATTTACGTTAACGTAGCCTTAGACTCGCATTTAAGCGCGGCTATTCAGCAACGTAAAAACCTAACGTTAAGTAAAGATTTTAGGGTAATGACTAAAGGCGGTAAGGTTGACGAAACTAAAACCGAGTTAATCGATAAAAAATGGTTCTTAGAGTTTATGGATTACTCTTTAGATGCTATGTTTTGGGGACATTCTTTAATTCAATTCGGATCGGTAGTTAAAAACGAATTTACTAGCGTTGACTTAGTTCCGCGCCAGTACGTTAAGCCCGAGTTTCATATAGTAGTAAAAAACTGGGGGGACTTTACCGGGACGGATTATTTAGCTCCCGAGTATCGCGATTGGTGTATCGGGGTAGGTAAACCGACGGACTTAGGTTTATTATTAAAGGCCTCTCCGTTAGTTCTTTGGAAGAATAGCGCGTTAGGCGCGTGGGCGGAGTATCAAGATAACTTCGGTAGCCCTTTACGATACGTTCAAACGGATATACGGGACGAAAAAACCCGTAAAAACGCGGAGTCCTATATGGAGAATTGGGGTATAAACCCTTGGGCGGTATTCGATAAACAGGATATTATTAAGCTAGTTGAAACGACTAAACAGGACGCGCATAACGTCTTTAATATGATGATCGATCGTTGTAACAGCGAGATCTCAAAACTAATTTTAGGACAAACATCGACTTTAGACGAAAAATCATTTACCGGGTCGGCAGAGGTACACGAAAGGGTGGCCGAGGCGTTCGCCGAAATGGATGAACATTTTATCGAGGGGGTTTTAAATTACCAGTTAGTACCTTTGTTAATTAGACAGGGTATTTTATCCGAAGGGGATTACATAGAGGCGGAGGAGAAAGGTGAGTTAAGCGTAATCGATAAATCTAAGATCGCGATCGAACTAATTAAAACGGGTAAATTTACTATGTCGGTTGAAACCATAGAGGAGGAGTTTGGCATCGAGATGGAGGCCGTAGAACAACCCGAACAAACTGGAAGTGTAGCAAACGTAAGTAACGCACTTAAATTTTATTACGAATAATGTGCGGCGTTTGCGATATAGAGAACATCGCAGAGGTTGACGAATTTACCGAGGCCGATTACGATAGGATAATACACGAAATTATAGTCGGTGTTATTACCGTTTATAGTTTAGATTACGCGACCTATTCAAAGACTGCTAAGTTATTAACGCAAGGCGTTTTTAAGGGTTACGGTAAAACGATAACCGAGGTAGGCGTAGGAAGTACGGATTATAAAATGCTCTTTGATTTACGGCAAAACGTTCATATCTTTTCGGCCGCTAAAACGTACCAACAAACGAGGGCAATAAAGGCGAAGTTATTAGAATTAAACCAAGCGTTAACCGAGGGCGACCGTATTAAATCATTCGAGGAGTTTAGGAAAGACGCAAAAAAAATCTTAGTCGATTATAATAAAAACTATCTAAGAACTGAGTATAATTCGGCAATACTACAAAGCACGTCGGCCTCCCGTTGGGTGGGGTTCGAGGAAAATAAACACCTTTATCCGAATTTAACTTATCATACGGTAGGCGATCAAAGGGTTAGATATAGCCACGCGATTTTAGACGGTATTACGCGCCCGGTTGGTGATAAGTTCTGGAATAAGGTTAATCCGCAGAACGATTGGGGTTGTCGCTGTATGCTACTGCCCTCGGATTCGGAAGTTAAGGTAAGCGAAGTTGATCATATTAATATCGATGACCACGTTAACCCGTTGTTTCAGTTTAACCCCGGTAAAGAACGGAGAGTATTTAGTAATAAACACCCATATTTTGACGTAGCCCCTAAGGATAAGGATTGGGCAAAACAGAATTTCGGTTTACCTTTATATTTATGAAGTTTAACAACGCTAAAATATTAAAAGACGCACAGAAGCAAGTCGTTGCGCTCGTAAAAGACAGCGTTAATATAATGGGAACGGAGGCAGTTAAGTTTTATACCCTAAACTTTAGAAAGCAAGGGTTTGACGATAACAGCGTAGATAAATGGCAACCTAGAAAGAACGAGTTTTTCTCTGGCATAGCGAGAGTACGGAAACGGGAGCGATTAGCCTCGGGACGTGCGATCCTAGTTAAGAGCGGAGCGTTAAGGCGTAGTTTAAGATATTACCGTAATGGTTTAACTTCGGTAATGATAACGAGTAACCTACCCTATGCCGACGCGCATAATACGGGAGTAAAGGGGATATTACCGAAACGCCAATTTATAGGTAATTCGGCGAACTTAGATAAAAGAATTTTGCGTAAATTTGACAAAAGAATTTATAATATTTTTAAATGATCGGGGATAACGAGATAGCGATATACGACGAGGCGGTTGCGTTACTTAAAACCGTTCCGGGGATTAAACGTGTAGAGATGTTTAATAACCAGATCGAGAAAGAGGATCAAACCGACGTAGGTTTATACCCTGCTGTCTTTATAGAAATACAAAGGGGTAATTTTGTTGACTTAGGGGCGCGTTGCCAGAAGTACGATTGTACCGTTACTTTACACGTAGCCTTTGAAACGAATAAAATTAATAGCCGCGATTTATTAGTATTAAAACAACAAGTTTTCGCGACGTTTCACGGATTTCAACCAACTACGGTAACGACCGTTGGTAGGTTTTTAAGGTATTCGAACGAGGATCAGGACACGGATCACGATAATTTAGAACAATATATTCAGATTTATTTATGTCAAAACGTAATGGAATACGACGCCGATACCCGTCCGAGCATCCCGGTAACGGTAACGCCTACTATTACACCGACTATCGTAACCGAAATAACTAACTAATGGCACGTAAAACAGATGATATTATCGTCCTAATGGACGACACACAAGCAACTAAAACGGCTTTAACTACTTTAAATAGCCCGTCGCAAACGGCAGATTATACGCTATGGAAGGAAACCATTGCTTATAATATGAACATCGAGGAGCAGTTATGGGACACGTACCGCGACGAACTTAACGCGGCGATAGCTTTAGCCGCTCCGGGTACTGCGGCGTGGATTCAGGCGCAAGTTTTTAAATTTCAATACTCCGCGTTAACTCCGCAGATATTACAGTTAATTAATTTCGCGCCGTCTTATACTACCGTTGATACTACGTTACAAATCGTAACGCGTTGCTCGGTTAAAACGGACTTAAAAAAAGTAGTTCAAATTAAGGTAGCTAAATCAGAGCCGCCAGTTGCTTTATCTGCTTTAGAGTATTCGAGTTTAACGGGGTATTTAAATAGTATTATGTTCGCAGGTATCGGCTTCGGGTTAATTAGTCAAGCATCGGATAAGATGTACATGGTAGCCGATGTTTATTATGACGGGCAGTATGCAGCTACGATTCAGGACGATGTAGAAACCTCGATCGAGGCATATTTAAAAGCTATTCCGTTCGACGGGGTAATGTTATTAAGCGATTTACAACAAGCGGTTAAGAATACGCCGGGCGTTAAGGATATCGAAATAGCTACCGTAAAATGTAGGCCAGACGCTACGGTGTTAGCCTCCGCCTCGGTTATTTACGATCTCGCAACGAGTATAAACGTACAATCTTGGAATACTAACGCAGGGTATATCGTAGGGGAAACAACTCCGGGTAGTACTTTGAGCGACACGATTACTTATAAAGTAGCATAATGGCATCGATATACGATTTTGATCCCGATTATATTAGCGAACGTTTCGTTCCGCCTTTACTTCGCAAACCGAAACGGTTAGCGTTGTTACAGGTGTTTTTATGTTCCTTAAAAAAGAAACAGAACTATATTTTTGCGGCCACTAATAGCTTTCGAAAAGGTTTTAATGTAACGCGTTGGTCAAACGTAACGGCGTACACTAAAGGAGGGCTAACACGGTTCGGGATCTCGGTTTATGAGGCGTTAGTAAATAATACGGGAGTAATTCCGTCGAGCGATGACGCTACTTGGTTACTAATAGAAAAGGACTTTGTCGGTGCTGACGAACGCGTAAAATATAACGGCGGTAAAATGCTATTTGAGTACGTTCTTAACAGGTATTTAAACACTACGGCCACCACAGTACCGTTAATTTATATTATGAACAATAGTATAAACACTACGGGGTTTTATATGGGTGTAACGGGGGATAGTAAGGGTTATATGGGTACGAACGTTAACCAAAAGCATTATTTAGGAACTAGCTACTCACTAGTTGAGTATTCTTATACTATTTACGTACCGATCGGGATAGCTAACTCACTTACTAGCGAAACACCCGACGTCGTGCCAAATATTACCGCTAATAGAGAAAATATAGTTAGGGGTATTGCAGATAAATATAATTTAGCCGGGTTATTGTATAACGTGGTAACAGTTTAATAAAGAAGATATGAAAAAAATACTAACAAGTTACGTTACAAGTACAGCCGCTCAACCTCTTTACGCTCGTTCATTGGAGCATTTACAGGAAGGTTATAGAGAGGCTTTAGATTCATTAGTAAAAAAGTTTATCCCTAACTATTCGGCAGGGGACGTAGTGATATTAGACGGTTTAATTGATAGTGGAACGGCAGGGGTTAATTTTAACATCTCGGCTGGTTCGGTTTACTATAACGGTGAGATTTATCAGGTAGCTACGGCGAGTGGGTTAATAGGAGCGACTGTTGCGGTTTTAACTATCGATACGGCAACTTTTCAAGCTGGCGAGCCTAGTCAATTCGATGACGGTAACTTTTATAACGTAAACCAAACAGCTAAATTTGTTATTACGGCCGCGGCAAGCGGATCAGGTACTAAAGATTATACTGACTGTAAGCGAATGAGTGCAAACCCGGTGTTTGCAAAGTTATCTACTATTAATACAGGGGCGGCTTCGACTTCGTTCACATTGGTAACGTGGGATGCCTCACCAATTGATGATGATGGTATATTTAATATAACTAACGGCAGGTTAACACCGCGTTTAGGACTTTATAAATTAAGTTGCTGCGTTACCGCTACCGCTTCTGTTTTGTCAGCGGCAGGTAATATAGGATTAAATATTTACAAAAACGGAGCGCTGTTAGATCAAGTATGTGGTGGATGGGTAACCGCAATAAATCAACAGTTAAATATCCAGTTCAGCAACTATGTAATAGAGCAAACAACAGCGACGGATTATTATACATTTGTATTGACAACCGTTAGCGGAACTTATGACTATTCAAGTGTACAGTTAACCGTTGAGCCTTTAGGTAACCAGTTCTATAAAGCGTATTAGTTTAAGCAATAAGCGAATACTTGAAGTAGTAATATTTTAGGGTTATTCGATAGTATAACAGCGGAGAAATAATCCTTTATAGGAGGCGTACAATGTATGGCGTAATGATACGATGTCATTTTCATAACTTAATACGGTCGTTAATAATTTTCTTTAGTTCGTCCATTTCTTTACCCTTAACATCTGGGATATTCGTAACGATCGAGTAATAAACATCGACTATATGTTGCACCATTTGCGACTCCGTTACACCGCGTTTTATCGTATCGTCGATAAAAAAGTTTTTATTACTTCCCTTTACATATCCCGAGATACGAGTCATGTAACAATTCTTTTTTACTAGTAATAAAGCGTGCGAGTCGCGGAGGGTTTTTTTTGCCATATAGTTTTAATTATGTACCAGTAAACAAATATACTAAATATCTTAAATAAATTTACATTCGTGAACTTTAAATACATACAGAATGTAACGGACGAAGTCGCTGAGATTCGTATTTATAAGCGTATCGGTGCTAGTTTCGATCAGGACGGTGTAAACGGTTCGGACTTCGCTAATGAAATGGCGTGGTTACAGGATAAATGCAGTAAGATCAATGTACGTATAAACTCCGGCGGCGGAAACGTAATAGAATCTTACGCGATTATCAACTCTATTCTAAACTCAAAAGTGCCTTGCGATACCTACATCGACGGGATTGCCGCGTCTGCGGCTGCCTCGATCGCCGTTTGTGGCCGTAAGGTTTACATGGTTGATTACGGTGTATTTATGATTCATAACGTGGTTGATAACTCTAACGAGGCTAGTCAGGCGATATTAGACGTATTTAACGCAAGTATTAACAAGATACTAACAAACCGTACAGAATTAACCGAGGATAAAATTAACGAAATGATGACCGCCGAAACTTGGATGGATTGCAACCAATGTAAGGAAATGGGTTTTATCGATTCAATAGTTAGTACGGAGAAAAAAGTAAGGGTTAAGCCTACCGCGTCGATCGAGGAGGCTTACGCGCTATGTAACGAGATTTTAAACGAAAATAAACCAACAAATAAACCAAATATGAAAAACCTAACAGCGATGTTAAACCTTTCAAACGAGGCTACCGAAGTTGAGATTGTTAAAGCAATCGAAGCAAAAGACGCTAAGATTGTAGAGTTAACAAATACTATTAAGTCGTTTAACGACGAAAAGGCCGCTAACGAGCAGGCAAAGAAAGACGCAGAGAAAGCGGCTTTAGTTACTAAGGCAACGGATTTAGTTAATAAAGCTAAAGACGATAAAAAAGTAAACGATGACGAGGTTGCAAGCCTTATCGAAAACGCATCAGTAAGCGAGGCGAATTACTCTTTAGTTGAAAATATGCTAAATAAAATTAGCGTAGTAAAAGTAGCTAACAAAGTATTTGACCCGGCTAACGTTACCGACGCGGCTAAAGAACGCGCAGACTGGGACTTTAACACTTGGTCAAAGAAAGATCCTGCTGGATTAGAGAAAATGCAAAACGAAAACCCGACTATGTTTAACGACTTAATCGCGAAAATTCCAACTAACATTAAATCTAAATTCTAATGGAGAACGTATTCGCAGCAAACCCGAAGGTTAACGAATTATTAGTATTCGCCGATGGTACGTGTTTCGTAAAGAACGCAGCCGGGGAGAACGAGGCTATTAATTACGCTAAACAAACTAAGCAGGACTATAAGGTAGTTACTCGCGAAGTTGAGAAAAAAGAAAAAGAAGAAAAAACAAACAAAAATAAATAACCTAAAAACCAACCAACAAAATGAAAAAACTATTATTTGCACTTTGTTTGTTCGTAGCCGTATCGGTTAACGCTCAAACTTATTACAAGTGGCCTTCGGGAGCGATGCAAACCGTTACCGCGTTCACTAACACTACTAAAACTACGACCATGACACCGTTATCGATCGTAAACAACGTAGCTTACGCGTCGATCACCGTTGATACTAGCTTAGTATTACGCGCGACTGTTAACAGCTCTATTAAGGCTGGCGCAATGCTTTACGTTAAAGTAATTAACGGCGGTACTGCAGCAACTCGCGTAATCACCGGGTCAACTGGTATTACAATGGTAAGTTATTCTATGACTTCCGCTAAATCGCACGTTCTCTCGTTCTTTTACGACGGTACGAACTATATTAACACGGGAGTAATTAAGATCGATTAATAAATAAAAACAAACACTAAAAAACTATAAATCATGGCATTAATTAAAGAAATTTGGGTTAATCAAGTACAAGACACCCTTAATATGGACGCGGCTTTTTTACCGTATTCAACCGACCATTCGCAATACGTTGCGTTCGGTACTGTACATTTACCGCAGTCAGGTTCTAACCCGACTATTTTAGTAAACCCTACTGTATTCCCGTTGGCTATTAGCCCACGCGTTGATACCGATCGCACTTATTCTTTAGTACGTTACGCATTAGAGCCGACTATTATCGATAACTTAGATGCTTTACAGGTATCTTACGATAAACGTCAATCGGTAATCGGGCAGCAAATGTCTACTTTAGTAGATACAATCGGAACTCGCGTTGCTTACGCTTGGTCAGCTTCGGGAGCGGCTAACATCGTTGAAACTACTGGCTCTGCCGTAGCTACTTCGTTAAGCCCAGGTTCAACTGGTACACGTAAGGCTGTGGCTTTAGCAGATATCGCTAACCTAGCTAAGAAATTAGATAAGGATAACGTAAGCCGCCAAGGTCGTAAATTATTAATGCAAGCCGATATGTTCTGGGAGTTGTTTGCAATTTCCGAAGTTGTACGCGCATCTTATAACGGCTTCCAAGCAAACGCTTTGGCTACTGGAGTAGTCGCTCAGATATTCGGTTTCGATATTATGATGCGCCCTACTGTAAGTATTTACGCCAAAAACGCAACTACACCGACTGCGGTTGGTGCTGCTACTGCGGTTGACGATTCATACGCTTGTATCGCTTGGCATCCGTCTTTCGTTTCTCGTGCTTTAGGTACTATTACACCGATGTACGATTCAGGCGATAACGGTAACGGTAAACCAGAATACTTAGGTAAAGTGTTTAACATGGAGGTTATGTTAGGCGCGGCGATCCTACGCGACGATATGAAAGGCGTTGCAGTTCTTAAACAAGCATGGGTATCTTAATTTAAACTAAAAGCCCTATCAAAACGGTAGGGCTTTTTTTACAATATGAAAGAGGCCGACGCATACGAGTTAGCGAAACACATTATTAATGTAGAGGCTAATAAAGATATTTTCGTTACGGAGGATAATTGCATTTATATCAATTCCCCGATCGATCAAAAGAAACAAAAAGGAATTTTCGTAAAAATTAACGGTGTTATTCAACCATTAAAAAAAAGTAAATGAACAATTTAATATTCAATAAAGGTAAGGGAGGTTTAGGCACTCCGTTACCGGGTTCTGATTACATTAGTGCGCTTTTATTTTATTCCGCAACTTTACCTTCGGGGTTTAGTTCTGGGAGTAGAATTAAAATCGTTTACTCGGTAGCCGACGCGGTAGCATTAGGAATTACGAACGCCTCTTTAGGCGAAACTAAATCAACGGCAACTTATTTATTTACGAATCAAGGAGCTGTTGGCGATACGTTTGCTATTACTTGCGCTACAATCGCGAGTACATCACCAATCCCTGCTGACGCAACGGCTGGGACTGTAACTTTAGCGAGTTACACTCAAGTAACTGCGGACGTTGTTTCAGTAACAACGGCAGGCGATCGTTTAGCGGCAGAAATTAACTTAGGCACACCGACACACGGATTTACCGCGTCAAACAATACAGGTACGGTTACTATTACGGCGGCCGCAGGACAAGGTTTATTCCTTAATACTGGCACGCCTTACGTTGTAACTGTAACTGGAACTATTGCTGGAACTTTAACACAGAACGTTGTCGTTGGAGTACCTAGCGAGATCGATATTATGTATTACCATATTAGCGAGTTTTTTAGAATGCAACCTAAGGGGAAACTTTATGTTGGTATCTACGCGACCGCCGATGTTGGTACGTTCTCGAACATTACAAATATGCAAACTTACGCCGAAGGGGCTATTCGCCAAATAGGTGTTTATTATAAATCTACGGCGATGACCGACGCACATAGTACGACTTGTCAGGCTATCGGCGTAGCGTTAGCGGCTGTTTATCGCCCTCTTGAAATCTTATTGGGGGGCGACTTAAGCGCAACGACCGCATCGGCTTTACCGAATAAGCGTTTATTAACCGCATACGGTGTAAGTACCGTAATCGGTCAGGACGGAGCTAAAAAAGGCTTTAAATTATATAAGGCAACTGGTAAATCGATTGGAAGTATCGGAGCTTGTTTAGGCACTATCGCGTTAGCTAACGTTAACGAGGATATCGCTTGGGTAGGTAAATTTAACTTATCTGACGGATCGGAATTAGAATACCCGGCGTTAAGTACTGGCGAATTAATTAAATCGCTTTCTACTGGTTCGGTTACTAATACCGATAACTTCGGTTATATCTTTTTAAAGAAAGAAATTGATTACTCAGGGACTTTCTGGAACGATTCGCATACTAACGTAGCGTTAACGAGCGATTACGCTTATATCGAGCGTAACCGTAGTATTAATAAAGCTATTCGCGGAATGCGCTTTTATTTAGTACCAGAGTTAGCGCGCCCTTTATTAGTAGATACAGACGGAAAGTTAAGCGTTGGAGTTTGTTCGAACTTCGAGAGTTTAGCTCAAAAGGCATTAGATCAAATGACTAACAACGCGGAGTTAAGCGCGGCGAAAGCCTCGGTTAATTCGGATCAGGACGTTGTAAGCACGTCGACAATTACTATCGTTGTTCAATTAATTCCTACCGGGACAGCGAGAACGATCACCGTAAACGTAGGATTCACAACCTCAATAACAAACTAAAAATATGAGTTATTTTATAGAACCGTTAGTTAACGGAAAAGCAGTTGAACACGCGGACATCCAAGTGTCTTTATTAGGCGTTGTGATTACCGGGTTTACAGATTTAGAATACGAAGAAAAGCAGGAAATGGAGAACGTTTACGCGGCAGGCCGTTACCCTAATTCTCGTATTTACGGACAAATTAAACCAGCGGCGAAAATTACGCTATTAGCGGCGGAAGTCGAGGCGATTCAAAAGGTAGCCGTTAACGGTCGTATTCAGGACGTGCCAGAGTTTGATATGGCGATAACCTATATCGACGCGGCTTATACTACTATTAAGCATAAATTGCGTAACGTTCGTATTATGAATAACGTTCGTAAGTCCTCGACTGGCGGCGGTGCTATTTTATGCGAACTTGAGTTAATTATTTCGCACGTAGAGATAGTGATTTAAAAATTATACGTATATTAGCGGATAAATTTTAAACTATGAAATCACAGGAAGAATTAGAAACCGAACGCATTACGCTAAAGGAAACGAAAAAAAAGTTTAACGAATTAACCGTATTTTTAGACGAGGACGATGCCAAAAAAACGGCTACACTCTTTCTAAGGAAACCAGATAAACACGTACGCTCTTTAATTTCGACGATACTAAGTAGGCCGGGGCAGGGATCTAAGGCAGTCGAGGCGGTGTTACGCAACCTTTACATTGGGGGCGATAATATCGATGAGGTTTGCAAGAACGATTACGCTATCGCAAGCGCGGACGAAGCCGTTGTCGAAATGCTTCAGGTTCATAAGGCAGTTTTAAAAAAAAACTAACTAAATACAGAGAACTTTTAGAGAGCGATGAGATTGCGAAGAATAACGCACTCATCGCTTTTTATTTACACATAGATCCTACTAAATTATCCGATACCGAATGGTGTAAAAAAACCGAGGAGGTTAACTGGGTTTTAAAATTTAACGGAACGACTCAAGTAAAAGAATAATGGCAGAAAAAACACTCCCGTATAAACTAACGCTCGATGATCTTTTTTCTAAAAAGATGGATTCGGCAGTTAACGCGACTAGTAAAATGGACGCTAAAATGTCGGGGCTATCTAGTGGCAGTATGATGGGCGCGATCGTAGGTGGAAACCTATTAACGGGGGCGATTCAAAACGCGGCCGGGGCGGTTGTCGACTTCGCAAAGGATTCGATGAGGGCTTTCGGTAAACAGGAGCAATTTTTAACATCCCTAAAAACGATGTTTCACGGTAACGGAGTAGAGGCCGAAGTCCTAAACGATAAGTTAAAGGATTTAGCAAAGACAACGCCTTTTGAGTTAACCGAGATTCAGGACGCGACTAAAATGATGATCGCCTACGGAAGTACCTCGACGGGCGTCGGGGACGAATTACGTATGTTAGGCGATATCGGGGCAGGGGTAGGATCGTCGTTAAGCGAGGTTGGTTACTTATACGGAACGTTAAGAACGCAGGGGAGAGCCTTTAGTAAAGATATTTACCAATTTACCGGGCGTGGTATTCCTATCGTAAAGGAATTAGCAAAACAGTTTGGCGTTACCGACGATAAGGTAATGAAAATGGTCGAGGACGGGAAAGTAGGGTTCAAGGAAGTTGAAAAGGCATTTAAGTCAATGACTAGTTCCGGGGGGCAATTCTTCGGAATGATGGAAAACCAGTCAAAGACTTTAGACGGGCAGTTATCGAATATGTCCGATTCCTTTGAGCAATTAAAAGTAAACGTCGGTAGTACTTTCGCGGATATGTATAAAGACGTAATTTCGACGATTACGAATTTAATTAACGACGCTAACGCGAAGTTAAGCCAGTTAATTAACTCTAATAAGGTATTAACAAAATCGGGTTTAGGGTTATCGACTAGCGAAAAACTATTCGGGCAGTCTAACGTCGATATGGCTATGTATCAGGAAAAGTTACAAGCCGGGGTTAGCGGAGCAGGACAGAGCGATAAGGCGTATAAAGGAATGCGCGCAGCTTTCGAGAACGAGGGGCGTAGGTTAATGGATCAATATAAAACGGCATCGGCTACGGGCGGAGATACTAAGGATATCGCGCGTAGAATGGCGTTATTAAACGACGCTTTAGGTAAGATGGATATGACTAAGGCTAACGCGTTAAGGGACGCGGCAGGTAAGTCGGGAGCGAGTGCCGAGGGTGTTAAGGGATCGAGCGGAGGAAAGTCAAGCGGTTCTATGAGTTCTACGGACGTAAGTTCAGCACGTCCTCAATCCTTAGTTATTAACATTAACGACGGATTAGTTAAACAGATGAATATTTACGCGAGTACAATTAAGGAAAGCGCAAGCCAGATAAGACAGGAAGTTACAAAGGCGTTATTAGAAACGGCGAACGACGCAAATTTAGCAGCGAGATAATGAATAAACAATTTTTAGAACCAGTAGCACCATTATCAAACCCGTTAGGTCATGCGCGTATGGTATTATCCTCGGTTGGGTTACAGTACGTTAAACCGAGATTTTTTAAAGTAGATACCGATAGCGTAAACGCGGAGGATGCGGCTGGGTTAGGATTAAACGCCCCCGATAAACAATCGTGGATGGGTACGCCTGTTTTCGATACCTTACGTTTCGACGATATAAGCTATTACGATATAGAAAAAAACGCGAATATCTCGACGGCAGGAATGACCCTAGAGAACGTTTTATTCGTAGTTACACCGACAAAGAACGTCGTTAGAACTTCAATACCCGGAGGTAACGGAACGGTAAAAGAATATATCGGGATGGGTGATTACGATATTAATATTACAATTCAATTAGTAGGCCGACACGCTAACGTACCGCCAGAGCAGGAATTAAGGCAGTTGCTTGAGTTTATTAAAGCACCTATCTCTTTACCCGTGTATAATAATATTTTATCTTACTTCGAGATTTTCTCTATCGTAGTTATAGATCAACCGTCGATAACTCAGGTATCGGGGGCGCGTAACGTTTTTAATGTTTCGATCCCTTGCGTATCGGATAAGCCATTCGAGGTTGAATACAATTCAAATAAAAAACAGGTATCTAATTCGGGTAGCGTTCCGAGTATTACATTTTAATGGGATTACTAAGGTTATATTCAAAAGTTACGTTCACTAAAGCTACGAAAGAAACTTTTATATTTCGTAATTATACTGCCGGGATGGAATGGGACGGGGGGATCGAGGATTTAACCGATACATTTAAAATCTCTTTCCCAAAGGCAGGCAAATGGGAGGGTAAAGATTTATTCGCAGGGTCAGCTCCTATTTTCGAGGTAGGCGATCAGATTAAAGTCGAGGTCGGTTACTATCCTAATCTTTACGAGGTATTCGACGGATGGGTTAGCGCGATAAGTGCAAAGATCCCCGTAGAAATAACCTGCGAAGACGATATGTGGTTACTTAAAAATACTAACGTAACTTACCCAGATAAAGCGAATATTAACACGGTAGTTATAAGTAAAAAGAACGGAGAACCCTCTAAACGGACTAAAACAATAAGTCCGAATATTACTTTAAAGGAGCTTTTAGATAACATTCTCCCTGCGGATATAGATTATACCGACGATACCGTTGACGTAAATTTAGGGCAATTTAGGGTTTCTAACGCCTCGGTCGCTAAAGTATTAGACGTCTTACGGGATAAATACGGGCTTTATTCTTACTTCGTAGATCATAAACTACATTGCGGATTAGCTTATAACGCGGCTACGACAACGACGTATAAATATGTATTCGATCGGGTAGCCCCTAACGCCGTAATCGATGACGGTAATTTAGAATACCAGTTAAGTAAGGATATTTCCGTAAAGGTGGTAGCTAAACTAATGGGGTTAAATAACACTTTCGAGGAGGTTACGGTAGGAGATACGGACGGGGCGCAACGCTCTTTACATTTCTTTTGGGACGGCGTTACACTTCCGAAACCAGATATTAAGAAACTAGCCGAAACTGAATTGACTAGTACGCGTTACGATGGTTTTAGGGGTTCGTTTACGACTTTCGGGTATTATCCTATTAAACCGGGTGATATCGCGGAGTTAAGCGATCCTACACTCCCAGAAAGAAACGGTAAATATTTAGTTAAGAACGTAAAAGGCTCGGTAACGATGGACGGTTACAGGCATGAAATAACGTTAGGTAATAAGGTAGGATGAGTACTAAGGAAATAAAAACGGCATTAAAAAAAATCTTAGATCCTAATCAGGAGATTTACGGTATTCCTTGCACGGTTGATTCCGTAGATGTTACCGCGCGGACTTGTTATTGTATTCCGATCGAAACGGGGAAAGCCGATTTAATGGACGTTAGGTTAATCGCCGATACCGATAAAAAAGGGTTTTTAATTATCCCTAAAGTCGGCTCGGTGGTATTCGTTACGATGATAAATAACGAGGCTGGTTACGTTTCTATGTTCTCCGAAGTAAGCGAGATTCAGTTAAACGGCGATAATTACGATGGATTAATAAAAGTCGTAGATTTACTAAATGAAATAAATACACGTAATACGACGTTAAAAACAGCTATAACAACGGCTTTAACTTCGATCGACGCGGCGATTGTTTCTTTAGGCGGAGCGAGTACGTCGAGTGCGGCATTTACGGCGGCAACTACGACGATAACAAATATATTAAAAGCAACGGTCGAGAATACGACTGTTAAACACGGTAACGGATGAGTTTTATAAAAATAGGGTTAGACTTTTATTACTGCGATTCTATCGAGGACGTAGATTATACATGGCCAGAGGCATCGCGCGTATTTATAAAAGGAATGGAGTCATATAATGGCGTTTATTATACCTTAACAGGTGGGGCGTTAGTAATTAAAGCTAATCAGGACGAAGTAAAGCCGTTAACGGATAAACAAGATACGTTAATAAGTGCTACAAACATAAAGACGATCAACGGCTCAACTATTTTGGGTAGTGGTGATTTAGTCGTTACGGGGGGATTAGCACAATATCAAGTAAGACAATTAATAAGACGATAATGAAACTAACAACAACAAACGACAAACTACAAATTGTATTAGGTGGAGCGGTTACAACTAACCAGCTTCAATGCCTTTGTACATACAAGGTTTATACAACAACCACAACCACCGACGGTAAAGTTGCTATCAATACAAATAATACAACCGATGTTGATTTAGCTGGTGCGCCATCAAGCGGTGAAACATACGATATTCAGAATATCAATGTTTATAACGCTGACACGGTATCAGCAACGGTTACAATCAAATTAGATGTAAGCGCAACCGAAACAATTTTATATAAGGGGATTGTTGGGGTAGGTGATGTAATTAGTTGGACTGCTGAAGGAGGTTGGAAGAACACAAGCAATAACGTAACTCCATTACTAAACAACAAGAAAGTGATTAGCGGTGCTTTATATGAAACTTTTGATCGGGATTTATGCAACGAAGTTAACACGGCTTTACTTTCTAGTGGTCGTTTAAGTTTACAAGCTATTTATTTACCAGCAGGGACTACTATAAATTCAATTAGTTTCTGGTCAGCAACAACTGCCGCAGGTACACCTACAAATCAGTTATTCGGGTTATTTGATAGCTCTTATAATCTTTTAAGCTCAAGTGCAAATGATACTACAACAGCATGGGCGGCAAATAGTAAAAAGACTTTAAGTTTAACGAGTGCTTTTACTACAACCTATTCAGGGATTCACTATTTAGGAATAATGGTAACAGCCACAACCGTACCAACTATAAAAGGCAACACAGCAAAGACAGGTGGTCAATTAGGAGCAGCGGCACCGAGTATGGGTGGAACATCATCAACAGGATTAACAACTGCACTACCTGCAACGGCAGCGGCACCAGGCACGGTGACGACTACGTTTTGGGGGTGTGTAAGCTAAAAAAAATATGGCAGCAATAGATTATTTATTAGACGACGATTTAGATTTAACTATTTCGAACGGGGATTTCGTACAGGGCGCATCGGATCAGAACGCCTCTATATTATTACTAAACACTAATACGGGGCAATGGCGTTTCTCGCCGTTCTGTGGTATGGGTATAAGTAAATATCAGGGATCGTCGAATACGCAACAAACAATGAAGCGCGAAATTATCGTCCAACACGAGGCCGACGGCATGAAGGGGCAATGTTTCGTTAAAGATTACTCGACTTTTTACCTCGACTTTATTCGTCCGGGGTTTACGGATTAAATATGTACCAGTAACCCGAATAAAAAACGGGATTAATTAAATTTACGCGAATGATTAAAACCGTAAAAATACGTGAGGGGCAATCGCTTATCGATTTAGCTTTACAGCTTTACGGGGACGCTACTAAGATAGTGGATTTATGTAAATTAAACCCCACTACAATACCGAACGTTAACACGAATAACATAACCGGGTTAACGATTAATTACGAGGTAACTAGTAACGAGGTATCTGATTATTTTCTTACGAATAAAGTTTATTTAAATAGCCGTTACCCAGAAACTATTTCAGGGGGCGGATTTAGTTCCGGGTTTAGTTCCGGGTTTAACGTAATACCGACAGAATGAGCGTAAAAAGCAGAGCAACGATAACGACGGATATCGCTACGAATTTACCAGATAACACGGCAGGGACGATTACCCCTGAGTTATTGCGTAACCAATTAGACGATTTAAACGATTCGTCTTTAAATAAAACGACAGATACTAATTTAATGGGCGTTAGGGTTTACGACGTTACGCGTCAGTATTATCAATATGAATTGACGTTTTATAGCGGTTGTTGGTACGAGGCTAATGCCGATACTGTTATCGGGGCTTTTGATCCTGCTTATTGGGATGCTTTAGCTGGGAATGTTTACCATACTAGCTTAGTAATCGAAACGGCAAGTGTTTTAACGTTAAACACGACTCCCGTGACTATTGTGTCTGCCGTTTCAGGAAAGGCTTGTGTTGTTTTAAACTCGGCTTTATCGGTGGTTTATAACTCAGTACCTTACGCCACTAATGTTAATGCTCAGTTAATAACAGATACAGCATCCATACCTCAGTTAGATTTTTTAGCAGCATTAAACGCAACAACAAGCCGTAAATCAATAGGCAGATTAAGGACTGCCGCGATCGCGGCAGGCGAAACTCAGTTAATTAACAATAAAGCCTTAAAGGTAACGGTAGAAACGGGCGACCCTACTGCTGGTAACTCTCAGATTAAAATAGATTTATTTTATACGTTTATTTAATGGTGCAGAATACGGATATACAAGTACAATTAACGGTTTTAGATAGCGATGGGGCTGCTTTAGATCCTGCATCTATCGACGACTATGAATTTTACGTTTATCGTATGTCGGGCAACGATAAGATCCTTTTAGCTACATATAAAAAGTCAAACACGGGACTATACGGGATTACCTACGACGCGGTAGGTGATACTTATACCATTATTATAAATAGAGAATTAACGAGTATTACGCCTAACGGTAAGATTTACATCGAAACTTTATTTCAGTTAGTTGACGCAAGTTTTATCGACGGGGTTCGTAGTTTCTCGAGTACACATAATTTTATAACGACAATTAACACGAGCGCATCGCCCGAATCAATGCTATGATCGAATTAACAATAAATCTAAATAAACCCACAATTTTAATAACCGTAACATTATCTTAAAATGGCAAAACTTTTTATACCAATCCCTACGCAAGCCGCAACAGGGAATATTACATCAGATTCTCAAGAATTAGGCGAGAGTAACTCATTTCAAAACGCGTCTTTGCAGTATAACGCCGTAGGATTAAACACGGCGGACGCTACGTTAAAACTTCAAGGATGTAACGATAACCAATCGGGAGCGGGTAACTGGATGGACATTACCGATTCTACGATCGCGTTAGCCTCCGGGACAAGTTCTGCATATTTAATTATTGCTAACGTGGCTATGAAGTATTACAGAGTGGTTTTCGCAAAGGGGACAAATTCAGCAGGGACTATTAACGTTTTAATCAACTTTAACTAATGAAAAAACTAATTTTATTTCTCCTTATATCGGGGGGATTATCGGCACAGGTTGTGATACCTAAATCTACTACTACGTTTAGTAATATTTTAGCGACAGGTAATTTAACAGTAAACGGAACAGCAAGAGTAACAGGTGCGTCTACATTAACTGGTATTGTAACAACATCAAGTCTTTCAAGCGGCAGTTCATTATACTTAAATGCTGCAAGCGGACAAGATGTTTTTTTACAAACCAATGGTTCAAATAGATTCAGAGTAAATTTAAGTTACGGCGCAATTGGTGTGCCTTATAGAGTAGGTTCAACGACCGCGCCGAGTTCAACCCTCGACGTTACAGGAACTATGAGTGTTAGTTCAAGCGCAACGGTAGCAGGTCAATTCAACGGTGCTGCTGCTGTATTTACGGGTAATGTTTTTGCATCATCAAATTTAAAAGTAGGCAGTCAATCTTCTAATAATGCAACGGCTGACATTGCGGGAACATTTTCCGTTTCTTCAACGAGTACTTTAACGGGGGCAGCAAAACAAACCAACACTTTGAACTACGAAGGGAATACAACATGGAATACTAACCAAACTAACACCTTAACAACAGGCAACACAGGAACGGTAGCGGTGCTTAGTGATGCGGTGTTTCCAATAACGTTTAATACAGAAAACTTTTCACCATTAGATGCTAATACATATTATTATGGTAATGCGTTATATGCAAATAGTAATACTGCAAGTAACGGAACTATAACAATTCCGTATAATTGCACTCTTGTTTCTTGGCAATTCAACTCAATAACAACAGGTGGTGCGGGAAGTGCTGAAACATCTACATTATCTATTAACGGCACTACAAACTATACGCTTTCAACAGCAATAACTTTTAGTGCAGCTAGTTTATACAATGGTCAGTCAGGTAGTGGATTAAGTCAAAATTTTGCAGCTAATGATGTATTAAATATTAAATGGGTTACGCCTACATGGGTAACTAATCCAACAAGCGTTAGAACGGGTTTAACCCTATGGTTCGTTCGTCGTCAATAATGAAACTACTACTACTCATATTATTCCCGTTCATGCTTATCGCTCACGATCCTTGGGCTTATTATCGCTCCGACGACTTTAAGCACTATCAGGCAGGAATTATGATTAACGGGGCAGCGTGTTCTACCACTTACTTCTTTACGGGCAACCACAAAAAAGCATTGTTAGTTGGTAACGTTGTTAGCTTAACCGCCACAGTTGGTAA